CAGAATCTATATGACAGGCTCATGCCGTTCATGGATCCATTACATCAATCTGCGTTCTGCAAATGGAACTCAGAAGGAACACATGGATATTGCTCTCGCTTGTAAGGAAGTATTTAAAGAACAATTCCCCACTGTATCAGAAGCCTTGGAGTGGTGATATATACAGTGTCCCCTAAAAAGGTGTAACATGTATTACCAAACTGAATCACTTTCTAAGGACAATGCTCCGACAGTTTGTACCATTGTTGATGTCAAGAACGAAAAATATATTGTAGAATATATGAAAGACGGACAATTTGTAACTACAGAATTGTCCCCAGATGATATCAAAAAGTTAGACTATTCTGAACAAGATATTAGTCAATAAATAAATTTGTAGTCTAATAATTATCATGCCCACATATAGATTCGAAAACACTGAGACTGGTGAAATTTTTGAGAAGTGGATGCTGATGGATGAGAAGGCACCTTATCTAGAAGCAAATCCACAATTGAAACCACTTATTCCGACACAAATGAATGTCGGTGAAGTTGGCGATTGGCAAAATAGACTTGTTTCAAGAAATCCAGGCTGGAACGATGTTTTGAAAAAGGCATCGAAAGCACCTGGTTCAAACGTAAAACCCATTTAATCAAATATGGCAAGACAAAGAAAAACCTCAAACGGCAACATCGGTATCGGGATGAGTGCAAAACAGATGAGACGTAAGAAACCAATCAACTCTGATCTTATGGTTGGTATCGACCCGTTGACTGATAATCAAACTAAATTCTTTGATGAGTACAAAAAAGGCAAAAACTTATTTGCTTATGGTGCTGCTGGTACAGGTAAAACTTTCATTGCTTTATATCATGCTCTCAAGGATGTTCTCGATGAGAGAACTCCATATGAAAAAGTTTACATTGTAAGGTCACTTGTATCTACTCGTGAAATTGGTTTCCTTCCTGGAGATCATGAAGATAAAGCCGCACTTTATCAAATTCCTTACAAGAATATGGTAAAGTATATGTTTGAACTTGCTTCTGATTCAGATTTCGAGATGCTTTATGGTAATCTCAAAGCTCAAGAAACAATCTCGTTCTGGTCCACTAGTTTTATTCGTGGAACTACACTAGACAATGCAATTGTTCTGGTCGATGAAATGCAAAACTTGAATTTCCACGAACTTGATAGTATAATTACACGTATTGGGGAAAATAGTAAGATCATTTTCTGTGGTGATGCCACACAAACGGACTTACAAAAAACCCATGAGAAAAATGGTATTCTAGATTTCATGAAAATTATTAATGCAATGGAATATGATTTTTCTTCAGTAGAATTTGGAGTTGATGATATTGTTCGTTCTGGCCTTGTCAAGAACTATATCGTAACTAAGTTGGCGATGGGTATGTAATAATGTTTCCTGTTACACTTTATGATGGATTCTATGAAAATCCAGATGAAATAAGAGAGTTTGCGCTCTCTTTAGATTATGGAAAACAAACAGGAAACTTCCCAGGAGAGAGGACACAACCTTTAGAAGAAATTGATCTGGAATTTAGTTCTAAATTTTTTCTAAGGATCCTCTCTCTTTTTTATAATTTGGATAAAGAAAGAGTTGGATTTGGAATTAATTCTTATTTCCAAAAAATATATCCATACTCCGAAGACTTAAATGATCCACTAAACAATGGGTGGTATCATTCTGATGACGATGACAATTTAGCTGCTGGTATTGTATACTTAAACCCCATTCCAAATCCAAATGCTGGAACAGTATTCGGAATAGAGACTGGAGGATTCAATCCAGAATCTCATCCAGGTTATTCCATTAGAGATGATCTATACAGGAATAATAATTTGGGAGATATTGATGTTGATCTTTACCGAAAATCTGTAATCAAACATAACTCTTTATTTGAAACTACAATCGAAGTAAAAAATCAATACAATAGATTAGTTTTTTATGACAGTAGAATACCTCACAGAGAAAACAATTTTTTCTGTAATTATGATGAACCAAGATTGACACATGTATTCTTCGTAAAATACTTCGAATCTGACACTAAACCACTCAATAGAATGTTTAATAATGAAATTCAAACACCTAGATTATCTTAAAGAAGAAGTTGACCTGGAGGCCCAAAATATTGAAGGAACACGTTTCTACAAAGTTCCTTCAGGTAAACTGTACCCATCCATCACTTCCGTAACTAGTTTTTACGGTAGAGAAAAGTTTATTGAGTGGCGTAGAAAGGTTGGTGAGGAAGAAGCTAATCGTGTAACTCGTATCGCCACTGATAGGGGAACTAAGTTTCACGATCTTGTTGAGAAATATATGCTCAATGAGAATGTGGATGACTACAATCCACTACCTGCAACAAAGTTCCTTTTCCTTGCGGCTAAACCTTATTTGGACCGTATAAATAATATACATGCTTTAGAAAAATCACTTTACAGTGATTACCTAGGACTTGCGGGCCGAGTAGATTGTATTGCGGAATACGAAGGAGAACTCGCAGTCATTGACTTCAAGACCTCAAAGAAGATTAAACCAGAAGAGTGGATTGAAAACTACTTTGTTCAAGAAGTAGCCTATGCTTGCATGTATTATGAAATGACCGGTATTACGGTTGACAAATTGATTACCATCATGGTAGCTGATAATGGAGAATGTCATGTTTATGAAAAAAGAAACAAGGGTCACTATATTAAACTTCTTACCAAGTACATCCGAGAGTTCGTCTCTCATCACACACAAGACTAAACCTATGCAGAACAACACTGAAGATGTAAACAATCTAATAAAGGAGAAGTTTCTCTGTCAGTCCAAGTTCGCTCAAGACATTGAATATCTTGTAATGACTTCCAAGATTAATTACATCGAAGCCATCGTCACATATTGTGAAGAGAATGGTATTGAGTTCGAGTCCGTGTCCAAACTTATTTCAAAACCATTGAAAGAGAAACTAAAACACGAAGCAACTCAACTAAACTTTTTGAAAAAAACAAGTCGTGCTAAACTAGTATTCTAATGACGCCAATCGAGGTATACAAAACGTACCTGGCATTCAAGAATCATTTCACTAAACCAAACTACGACTACTTTCAATATTGCGGGAAGTCTAGAGCTTCAAAAGAATCGTTCAACAAGAGGAAAGATCGTTACTTCTTTGAACGAATGTCTCGTCAGAAATCTGATAACGAAATCAAACAATACTTCCTTGCCAACTTTGTAGAATGTGATGATCCATCTAAACTTTGGATCGGTGAAATTATTCAGTCGGGTGAACAAAATTATTCTAACTGGCTAAAGAGATCCCAAAGTCTCTCATATCTTTTTAAAACAGAATCTGAAGTATTTTTACATAAAGATACTTTTGATTCTTTATTTGAGGTAAACGGATCTTCTCATCCAGAAATTTTAAAAAAGTATTTGCAAAATGCAATATCCATAGAGACTTTTGTAATTATGGATATGATTTTAAATTTTTCCAAAAAATTTGATAAAAATTTAATAGATCCGGTGTGGGAATCCGTCAGTCTTCGTATAAAGAAATACAAGTCGTTCCTAAATATTGATAAGGAAAAATACACCAAAACCCTGAAGGAGATTGTATTGTGAATATTTACTCTGAAATGGAGGAACTCAAAGAGATTGTAGAAAATCTCAGAGAGTTTGTATATACTAATGATTCCGATATGGAAACAACATTATATTATACTTCTACTGGTGACCAAACTTTTCTTGAACTTTTTGAACAAGTTGTTATTAACCATGAAGATAAGGAAAAGTATGTAATTATACTAAAAAATCTTTTTATCAAAGCTAAAGATTTTTATTCTAGACTACTGGAAAATGAATATGATCCAACATGCATAGAATTTTCTATGGCTATGGAGGATTCTGCTAGGTTCTTGGGATTTTCTGATGATAGTGGAAAAAATTTGTTTTCGAAATTAGAAACTACTATAGAACATTTAGAAAAATAGGAGATTAAGTTGTGAGTGGATTTTTTCAATCCGAAATAGTAAGAGAAGCCATCAAAGAGATGGAACAACTGCAACAACAAATCATAGAAGAAACTTTCAAAGCTCCTATGATGAACAAGGAACAGAAAAAAGAACATGTTGAGTTGATGAGAACTTTTCTTGAGAAACAAAAAAACTTATACTTCCGTGTTTCACTTTCCGATGATCCCGAAGCACAAGAAATGAAACAAAGAATCCAAGATGCTGCAGAGTTTCTTGGATTCGAAGGAAACGACATTAACGAGTTGTTTTCAGAAATGGAAGAAACTTTAAATCGTCTAGACAAAATTGCAGGAATAGAGGATTAGACAATGACACCACACTACAAGATCACTTCACAGTATTGTTACCACAATGGTGAGATTGTAGATATGTATTTTATAAATGGAATTCCCTTTACATTTGATGATATTCCTGTAATAATGCAAGACGACCCATATGTCCAATGCGAAGCAAACAATAATTATTCTTATACATCGGATGATATGTATCGTTGGTCAAACTATCTGATCATGGAAGAGTGTCATCCACTTTTATTCGAGATGGAACTGGCAAATCCAGAGGAAATGCCACGAGACTAGGGCTTGACATCCCTTCTTGCACCTTGTAAGATAAAGTCGTCCCAAAGGCCAAATCCCAACAAATACGGAGAATACAAACATGTCTTTTGCTGATCTTAAGAAACAGTCCCGTGCTGGTTCGTTGACTGATAAACTGATCAAGAAAGTCGAAAAACTGAATAGTGGAGAAGGTGGTGCTGATGACCGCTTCTGGAAGCCTGAAGTCGATAAGGCTGGTAACGGTTATGCAGTGATCCGATTCCTTCCTGCGCCTGAAGGATGTGAACTTCCCTGGGCACAAGTCTGGAGCCATGCGTTCCAAGGCCCTGGTGGTTGGTATATTGAGAACTCCCTGACCACGATGGGTCAGAAGGATCCTGTGTCCGAACACAACCGTGTTCTGTGGAACAGTGGTTCTGATCGTGATAAGGAGACTGCTCGTAAACAGAAACGTAAACTGTCTTACTACGCAAACATCTACGTTGTTGCTGATCCTGCACACCCCGAGAATGAGGGTCGTGTGTTCCTCTACAAGTTCGGTAAGAAGATCTTTGACAAGATCACCGAAGCGATGCAACCTCAGTTTGCAGATGAAGAAGCCATCAACCCCTTTGACTTCTGGCAAGGTGCGAACTTCAAACTGAAGATTCGTAAGGTTGAAGGTTACTGGAACTATGACAAGTCTGAGTTCGATCGTGTCGAACCTCTGATGGATGATGATGATAAACTGGAGAAGATCTATAACAACCTGAACGATCTCAATGAGTTCAGTGACGCTAAGAACTTCAAGACCTATGAGGAACTGAAGAAGCGTCTAGACTACGTTCTGGGAGTCCGTGGCACGCCTAAGACTCAAGACCCTGAGGTAGTAGAAGAAGAACAACAATGGGAAGCCGAACGTCGTGGAGACTACTCTGAGAAGCGTTCTGCTCCTTCCTTTGAGATCTCTAAACCTTCTGCTCGTGTTGAGGAAGATGATGAGGATGCAGATGATGCACTGAGTTACTTCCAGAAACTCGCGGAGAGTTGATTGTGGGGGATGCACTTGACGCTTGGATGAATCTAAGTTACGGAGAAGGGTTTCTCTTCTCTCTCTGGATCATCGGGATGTACTACATTAAACTTAGGATGGACAAATACATCCGATAAACCAAAAGGAGGGGTTTTGCCCCTCCTTTTTTATATTCTAGCTATTTTTTCGTTATAAGTCTTTTTAAGTTTATCAGTAATATAATTTGGATCATCAACACTATATCTCATAATATTTCTTAGATCATCGATTACTACTGGCAAATAGTTTGGTTTTAAAATATACAGAAGTCTTTTATCTTCGTTTAATCTATTTTCAAATTCAAAATTGGTTATTGGTTTTGATAACACATTTCCCGGGACTTTAATTATACTACTTGTAGTTGGGTCTAAGTATTGAAATTCTTCTGTTATTTTCTCTTGCCATGATGTTCCATTCCATCTCCAAGTAGTTTGATTTTGCGTGTATAGATCATTTTGTTCTACACTCAGAACATCGTCTGGAGCACTAACAGTTACTGTTGGAGGTGTAACATAATTTGATCCATTTGTTACTACTCTTATACTAGATATTCCACTGTTAGCAACACTAACTTCTATAATTGCTGCCACTGATGTTGGAGCACTTTCAATGGTTACTGTAGGTGCAACTGTATATCCAAATCCAGCATTAGTGATATCAATTGAGGTAACTATTCCACTTGTTATAGATGCAATTCCAGTTGCAGTAACTGCTGTAAATGGAGCACCGATAGTAACTGTTGGTGGTAGTGTGTAACCTGCACCGACTTGGGTCACAGTAACACTGGTTACGGATCCGTTCGTAATTTGAGTAGTTCCCTTTGCAGTTGCATTAAGATTGTACTCAAAAACTTTGTCTATAGAACCACCAGATACAATCAATTTTTCTCTGTCTGACCTTATGAATACATCAGATGGAGATGAAAGACGATCACCAACGAAGAAAGATTTTACGAAAGATGCTGTACTTATATCCCATGCATCTAGATCAAATTCATATATACTCGAACTACCTTCACTTGTAGCGAACAATTTAGTACCATCGGAGTTAAAACCAAACCCTAAAATATCATTATCTCCAGTAGGTGATGTTACATTAAATGTATTAACTGGAGTTACGTTGATTGTACTTATATCCCAATTAGTTCCCAAAGAGTATTCGTTTATTATGTCTGGATCTGAAAAATCTAAGACAAACAATCTACTTCCATCATCTTTAAATCTTAATCCACCAGGAGTTGCAAGGGTAATTTCATTTAGTTTGGATGCAGTAGATAAGTCCCAACTTGTGGATAGAGAATAACTAATAATTTTATAGTTTACTCCAGCACCACCACTAACATACATTCTTGTACCATCTGGCTTAAACTCAACTCCCGTTGTGTAGTTAAAGTCTGCACTTACATCTAATTCATAAGTTAAAGATAGTGATGTCACATCCCAACCAGTGCTTAAAGTGTACTGTTTAATTTGATTTATTCCAGTAAAACTTGCTGTATATAATTCTGTTCCATCCGATTTAACGTAAAATCCTTCTACATCGTTTCCCACAGTTCCAGAAGATTCTGCGGCATATAAACCGAAAAGAACTACTGGAGATTGTTCAAAAGTTACAGAAGGTGCTGTTAGACCATAACCTATTCCTCCTACTAAATTTTCCAGACCATCTACCTTATCGATGTTTATACCTTGACCTAGAATGGAATCAACAGTTGCTTGTACAGATTGAATAGGGTCAGAAAATGTTACTGTAGGTGCAGTGAGATATCCTTCTCCACCAGATAAATTGGTAACACTAGTTACTGCAAAATCACTTATTGTAGAATCTGCGGAAGCATTAGATGAAGGATCTGGTGGACTTAGTGTTACTGTAGGTTTTGTATCATATCCTAATCCAGCTTCACTTATAAGAATTGCAGAAATTGAGTTATTTACCCCACCCACTATTGGAGTTAATACAGCTTGAGTTCCTGGAACAAAGATTGGTGGGAATGTAATACCTGGGGGATTTTCTGTTATAGTCTGAAACTCTGGTGCATTATAGAAGGCTTCGTCTACTATTAACCCACCAGGAAAAACTATTCTACCAAAACTATCTTTTGTAGTTATTGTTTCGTAATGATGTATTTCCGTATATCTATCTTCGGATTCATACTTGTCTTCTAGGTATCTATTAAAACTATCTAAGTTTAATGGCCATTCATCCTGAAGATTTAAAATATTATTCGTTAATAAAATCACCCAGTCTAGTTCTGGATCTCCATATATTTTTTCCGCAACATCATCTGGACGTTCGTTTTCAGTTATAGAATAAAATTCAAATGCACCAGATATTGATGCAATGTCCTCTCTAATCTTAGCTCTTTTGAAGAGATTTTTTACAATGACCGTTTCATCGGTTGCTGTGTTATTTGTTGTTCTGTTTAGAACTTGTAAGTTTGGTAGTTGTGAGAAGTAAGTCATATCAATATCCTACTGCGTTGTTACTGACAGAACTGAGATCATCTCGACCTTCAAAGATGTTATCTGCTTGATAATCAGTATCATAGATTGGTTCAAGTTCATCAAAAGACATTTGGAAAACGGTGGAAACTGGTTGACCTTTATCATATGCTGACCAGAAACCATCTGGAGTATAATTACAGTTGAAAGAAGTCAATGCACATGTCTTAAACTTATTTACACCATCAATGCCTGTTCGTCCACTCTTGTATTCCAACTTAAAGACGTTTGGAGTTCCCAAGAAGAAAGATGATTGTCCAGATTTTCCTTTTACTTTTTTAGCTGCCATTCCTTGTTTGAAGAATCTAATAATTCTTCGAACTGTTTTAGCTTCCGTATCACTTCTTGGAGACAACCTGTAGTTGAAACTAAACTTTCTCAAAGTTGGTGAATTAAACAATAGTTCTAAGTTAGAGTTGGGAACAATTCCTGCGCCTCTAGCAAGGATTGATTCCGCTTCAACTCCAAATCCTTGCAGCTTCAATAGTTTTGAAGTTATATCTCCACCTAATAGTGTAGCCATTTCATCGCCAATGGCGCCAGAGCTGGCGAGCTTAATAAGATTCGCAATCTGAAGAGTAGTACCACCTTGACCCAAAAGACTACCGAAAGCCGCCAGAGCTGCCCGAGATCCTAAATTTGCCATAGTATTAGCAGTTGCTGCAGCAGCAAGATTTCCCATGGCATCTTCACCCCATGAAATATTATTACTATCTGCAACGCTATTGGGCATTGGTAAAAATACTGTTCCTATCGGACTCTGCAAATTGCTGCCTGGTTGCAATCCATTTAATAAAATTCTTTTGACTGCATCATTTCCACCAAAGATATCATCTCCCTTTGATGGTTTATATGTAAATTGAGAAATAGCAAAATAATCTTGTTGACTTGACATCAAATCATTTGGATAAACCATTCCTCCGCCGAACAATTCTTTCTCATTTCCAACCCCAAATCTACCACCATTTACAGCGAGTTTTTCATAAGATGATTTAGGATCTGCTAAGAATGCAAACAATTGTCCAATACCTCCACCACTGTTACTGGTTGTTGTTGAAGGTTGATTTTGTTGTGGTTGTGATGATTTTTGTCCCGGTTGGTTATTACTATAATTTTGGTTAGCCCATTGAGGTAATACGTAACCTTTAGTTGAACCACCAGAAGCTGTATATGCTGATTGAATTGCTAATACTGCTTGTTGATGATATTGTTGTTGTTCTGCAGAGTTTAATACTAAACTTGAAGCTGATGTCCAATCACCATCTTTATAAACTAGAGTATTAGTAGAGCCATCAGTGGAAATAATATTTGCAGCACCAGTTACTGGATCGTATTGCAAGTCATAATTTACATTATTTTTTGTAAATAATGGTTTTTTTACTGTTGTTAACGCCACTTATGGTTTACTCCAGGCTTTGTGATTTGGATAGGGTTGTCCTCTTTCATCAACAAATTTTTCAGTGGGTAATAATGCAACGGAGGGCCAATCTTTTTCTGGAACTCTTAAGAATCCTCCACTGACTCCAGAAAACATGTAACGATGTATAGTATTTCGAGGTATACCTATAGTACTGCCATTATTTATTAGGCCTTTTGCAACTCCTTCACGATATTTTCTATTAAGATAGTGTAAATTTGTACCAATAAAATATCCTTGACGGAAATTCACTTCAGTAATATATGCCAATGGTTGGGTATCATGAAACTTTAGTCCTGGAGTTGATGCTCCATAAATGAAGAAATATAATCTACCAACTTCTATACCACCAGTGTCAATTTCGTTAATATTAAACTGTTCAAGTTCACCAAGATACTGTCTAAGTTCTCCAGTATAGGTGTCACTCTTGACATTCTTTCCTTTGAATTTTTTGATTAGATCATATCCAAAACCTTCTCCAGGTTGAAATATACCATCGAAACTCATATACCTAGATCCTCCTCAGTCATGATCTTGAACTCATAGTTATGATCTGCACAATATTCTTTTGCGGCTTCCCACTTTGCTTGATTGACAACCCATGTCTGAACTTTATATGCCCAAGCCTTTGTTCTTCTTTTGGGATTTTGTTCTGGCATTACTACTTCTTTTTTTGGTTTAATTTCTATTACCATAACTCGTGTTTTGCCAGATTTATCTTTGTACTTAACAAAGAAGTCGGGAAAGTATCTATGAACTCTATTATCAAGGGGAGAACGATATGGAATCCAAAATTCTTCAGATTGCCACTGGTTTACATTTTCATTTAGGTCACAATATCTCATGAACTTACGTTCCCAGAGTGAACGATAAATGATGTTTGTTGGATCACCTTTATACTTTCTAGGGTTCTCTGGTCGATATTTGCCCTTATAACTCATATACATACTATAGATACCTAAGAAATATTTATAGATGGCTGAACCATTTAGGCCCGACTATCCTGCTAATGAATTTCGAGTAGATCCAATCTACGCAAGGATGACCTTGGCTAGGAATACAAATGATGGAAGGTCTGGACTCCCTGGAGTTCAACAATTGTTCGGTGAACTATCAGTAACCAGCCAATTTAAAGTTACACTATTTTTGGGAGATACTTATCCAACTATAACTTCAGATTCTGACATTAACGCTTGGTTAGTTACTTGTGGTGTATTGGGATCTAATCTTTTCAATGGAAATAATTCTAACCTAAATTCTCTTCGTTATGAATTTATGTGTAACGAAACTTTCTTGCCTGGTGCTACGATGACTATGGCTGAGGAAGTCGGTAGTAGACAAGGAGTTGTGGAAAGATTTCCAATCAGAAGGGAATTTCCAGAAATTACAATGACTTTCTATGTTGATGCAGAATATGGAATCATTCGTTTATTTGAAGAATGGATGAACTTTATAAATCCACTATACAATACTAGAGGGAGATTAACTTCTGGAAATCCTAGAGGAGGAGTTGGTCAAGATCAAGACAATCAATTCTTTAGATTTAGATATCCAGATACTTATAAAAGAAATATAGCTATTACAAAATTTGAAAGGGACATGTATATTGATTCCAATACAAGAAATGTAGAAAGAACTCCTTCTATGATGACTTATAAGTTCATCAATGCATTTCCAACAAATTTAACTGCATTACCAGTAACTTATCAAGGAAGTACAGTTACAAAAACTACGGTAAGTTTTACATATGAACGTTATGTGATTCTTAATCACCAATCTACGGGATCAAATAATTTCGAGGAAAGAGAGACCAATGCTGGTGATCCATTTGTTGTTTTTGCAAATCCAAAAGTTGCTTACGATAACGAATAATTTTAGCGCTCTAAATAAATTTATCTGACTATATTAATTTTTTATGCCATTACCCAAAATTGCGACTCCAACTTATGAACTTGAGTTGCCATCTACAGGAAGATTTATAAAATATAGACCATTCCTAGTTAAAGAAGAAAAAGTTCTAATTTTAGCCTTAGAAAGTCAAGACGTAAAACAAATTACTCTCGCTATCAAATCAGTTTTAAAAGACTGCATCCTTACAAGAGGAGTTAAAGTAGAAGAGTTACCCTCTTTTGACATCGAATATATTTTCTTAAACGTTCGTGGAAAATCTGTCGGAGAAGCTATCGATCTAATTGTAACTTGTTCCGATGACGGTGAAACTCAAGTTCCTGTAAAAGTTTATGTTGATGAAATTAAAGTACAGAAAGACGAAGATCACTCTACTGAGATAAAACTTGATGATCAAATTGTTATCAAAATGAAGTATCCTTCATTAGAACAATTCATCAAAAACAATTTCGATTTTACTACCCAAGAGTCATTATCAACTATTGAAAGATCTTTTGAGATTATTTCTTCCTGTATTGATTCTATTTTCACAGAAGAAAAAGCGTGGGCAGCCGGAGATTGTACCAAGAAAGAACTTATAGAGTTCATTGAAAGTATGAATACAGAACAATTCAAGAAGATTGAAAAGTTCTTTGAGACTATGCCTAAACTTTCACATACATTCTCTGTTACAAATCCAAAGACTAAACAAAAAAATGAAGTAACTTTGGAGGGATTATCTAGTTTTTTCGGCTAATTATGGCTCATATTGATCTTGAGTCATATTTCCGAATAAATTTCGCTCTCATGCAGTTCCATAAATATTCATTAAGTGAGATAGAAGATATGATGCCTTGGGAGAGAGATATCTATCTTGCCCTATTGAAACAACATATAGAAGATGAGAATTTAAAAGCACAACAGGCAGCAAATCGTGGCAGTTAGTTCCCCACTTAATCCTAGTTCAATTGCATCAGAAAGGTCAACATCGGCTTCATCTGCTCAGAATTTTATTAGTGGTGGACAAACTTTAGGTGAAGGCGTTGTTTCTGCAGCTGCTAATAAGATTGTAGGTTTTCAAAGAGGAGGAGCTGCTGGAGTTGCTGCTCCTCCACCAAATCTTTCTAATATTATTCAAACCCTATCTTCGAACATTTTAAATAATGTTCAGGGTCAAGTACAGTCAATAAATCAAAATGTAACCAACATAGTCAACCAAACCACTGGAAGACTGGAAGAAGATTATAAACAAAGAATATCCAAAACTGATTCTGCAACACCCAATTCAATCTTACAAAACTTCTTAAATTCATATAGGGAAGCGATTGGTTACATTCAGTTTTTGGGTAATAAAAACAACATAAAAACTTTAGGTGCAAACTTAAAACTTTTAATCAAAAATTTTAGTGAGTCTTTTGAAGTTGCAAAGATAATAAGACAAACTATCAATAGAATAGTAAAACAACTTTCCAGTTTACCAAAGGCTACTGGTGGTCCTGGTGGAATAAACATGGACATCAATGTTCCCGGTGGAAGATTGAAAAAGGGCGCCCCTAGGGGATTGATGAGAATGATGAGAAGACGCCCTGGAATGATGTTAGGTGGAGCTGCTTTACTTGGAGCTGGAGGTGGTGCAGTAGTAAATGCAATGTCAAGTCCAGATACTTCTGCAATGCAAACCATTTCCAGTGGTGATCCGTTATCAGGGCCAGTATTAGATAGATTTAATGCAATATTGGATGCTTTCTCCAAAGCAATAGATGCATTTGCAGGGGGCAGTAAATCATCTTCATCTTCTTCATCTTCTAGTTCATCTGGATCTAGAACTTCACCAGATCTTAGTGGGGATCTTGACGATGTTTCCGGAGCGGGACAGACACCTGGAAGTTCAAATATTGAACCAGGAAGTGAAGAAGAAGCAAGAATTGCTGCTGCTTTAGTTACAGAAGGTGCTGGAGGCACAGCAGCTACAGACATTTTACAAGTCGCAGCAAACAGAATGGCGACAGGAAAATATAAAGATTATACTGATGTCTTTGCAGCAGAAAGACAATTTCAGGGAGTTTTTGATAATCCTCGCGGTGGAACTGAAGGATACAGAAAGATTAAAACCGTCGCTGATGCTGCAGCTTGGGCTGGAGTCTCTGAAGAGGTAATAAAATCAAGAATTGCCGATATGCGAAATCCAGAACTAAGAGCGGATTCTGCAAAATTTATTAAAGGAGCACAACAATTTAGAGCTGCTCCTAGATATTATTTAGAAAAGGGTTTAGTTCCTGGTGAAATGGGGTCTGATGGAAGATTTTATGATTCTTCTTGGAGAGGTGGTTCGGGGGATAATCAATTTTTTACAACACCTGGGGATATGGGTGCTGGAACCGAGGCTGCTCCGATAAATTACGATGGATCAAAATTAGTTGCAGCAGCAAAACCAACAGAACCAGAAAAACCAACGGTAACTCCTGCACAAACATCTCAAGAAGTTCAACAACAAATTGCAAAAACAGTTTCTCAATCTCCTGCAACTCAACAATCTAAGGTAACTGTTCTTCCTATGGATATGAGCAGTCCTCAAGTTCAATCCCAACCTAAAGATGGAGGTAGTCAAATTTCTCCACCAGTTATGAATAAAGGTGGTGTTTCTGTACCATTTTTAAACTCATCCAATGGTGATAACTACCTTTCGTTATATTCAAAAATAGTATATAACATCGTAGACGGATAATATAATGGCAAAAGATACACCAGTACAATCTCCACTTCTGCAAGCTTTTAATACTATTGTAAAAGTCGATAGAAGTAGAGCCGCTATAAACAACAGTAAACGAGAGTATACTGATTTTTTGAGGTTTATGACTACCGAGACGAGAAATCTCGGGTCAATAAGATTACCGAAAGAAAAAAAGATTAAAGAATTAAAAACACTGAATATCGCTACAACTTTTGGTAGACCAGGAAGTTTACTTAGTGGATTGTTCAGTGGAGCTCTTGATTTGGGCGGTTTCCTTGGTGATATGTTTAGTAATAAAAAACCAAACCCAAAGGCAGGAAAACCAATACCAAAAGGGAAAGGTATTAGACTTGGTGGTGTGAAAGCTTATGGTATTGCAAATGCGCTATTTGCTGGACTAGATTTTGCTACTGGTCTTGCAGAAGGTGAAAGTGTATCAAAAGCTGCTGCGGGTGCAGGTGGATCTCTTGCTGGATCTTTACTTGGAGGAGCAATTGGTCAAACACTGATTCCTGTTCCAGGCTTAGGTTTTATGGTTGGTAGTGCATTAGGTGGAATGGCTGGAGGATGGTTAGGTGATCGAGCTCATGAGGGTATAACTGGGGAAGGTTCCGTAGAACAAAAAACTAAACAAAGACTAAAAGAACAAGAAGCAAAACAAAAATCACAAGCAGAGGCTGTAACAAGTCTAAGTTTTCCACAAGTTCTGGACACATTTGAAGGTGTGGTGTTTAAATTCCAAAGACTTGCTTATGGATCAATTAATGGAGTTGTAAAAGCTGCAGAAGTAGCCACTGAAGACGGCGAAAAGACCCATGCAGAGATTGATCCAAGAAAACCAGGATCACCTTCTGGTGATGATCCCGTAAACAATAAGTATATGGCTGAGGGTGGAGAAAAACCCAGTAAATATGTTAATACGGTAGACTATAATGAATTTAGACAATATTATAACAGTGGAAAGGGGGGAAGACATGCTGGAGAAGATTTGCCTATAAGCCAAGGAACTCCGATTAGTGTAATTGTACCTGGTAAAGTTGTTACTGCTGGATATGGTGGTGCAGCTGGAGGAAATATACTAATAACTCATGAAGATGGTAAACAAACAAGATACCTACATATGAGTGACATATCAGTTTCTCCTGGACAAAAGGTTGAAGCTGGACAAGTAATTGGAAAAAGTGGTGGAGCCCCAGGCACAAGAGGTGCGGGAAGATCCACTGGACCACACTTACACTTTGAATATTATCCATCAGAGACTGCTGCAATGGCAGATCCCAATCCAGTTATGGATAATTACTTTAGATTTGGCGGAAACGTAAAGGTAACTTCTAAAGGTCCTGCAACACCTCCAGCTGGACAACCAACAGCTACCCCACCACCACCTAAAAAACTAACAGAAGATGAATTTCATTCTGTGAGAACAGAACGTGATATTACTGACACGGCTGATATTAGGGTAGGAAGTACAGATACTTATGAAGATTATCTAAAATATTTTGAAGAGAATAAAGCTCAAATTGCAGCCGCAGCTGTTTCAACTGTAGAACCAGGAACTTCTACGCCTGAAGTACCAACAACTACAACACCTTCTAGGAGACCAGATAGAAGATCCCAAGCCGCAGCGAGAAGAAGAGAATCACAATTACAACCACAAGTTGAAGCTGATCCACAGCCACAAGTTGAAGCTGTTCCACAACAACAAGTAATGACTAAGGAACTAGAACAATATCCATCATACAATACATCATCATCTGAAGTTGTGGTAATACCAATGATGATGAATAGTGGTCCACAAAGTTCTTCTCAAAAACCGATAGTTATTTCTAATGGAGGTCAATCAAAAACGATTACTCCTCCTAGAGTTTCGGAAAGATCACTGTTAAATAGTTTATTTAATACTATGCTTCTCACGAACTTATCGGGAACGTAATATGTCAGGAAATGCCGTAGAAAATTTAAAAATTAATTCCATTACCATACAGGCTACAGATAGTGGAAATCAAATTGACCTGTCAAGTTCCGTTATGTATTGTGATTACTATGAGGATCTTTTGTCCCCATGTGTGATGATGACAATCCAAATTGCTTCATCGTATTCAATTTTCAATTCATTACCTGTTCGTGGGGGAGAAAAAGTGGAACTGAATATGGACACTTTGAGTGGAAATTTCGGTCTCTCAGGTGATTATGCAATGTATGTCTACAAGGTAAGTGGAATAACAAATGATGGTGCAAAAGAATTTTGCACTTTACACTTATGTTCTAGAGAAGGTTTGACTAACGAAACTGCAAGAGTTCAGAAAAAGTATGATAAAAAACCACTTAATGAACATGTAGAATCTATTCTAAAAAATGTACTATTAACAAATAAGTTCAAAAAAGAAAATATAGAAAGAACTTCAAATTCTTATAGTTTTATTGGCACACTCAAAAAACCATTTCATGTCCTCACTTGGTTAGGCCCCAAAGGAATACCACCTAATCAATCTTCAGGAAATAGTGGAAAAATTGCAAAGGGTGTTGCAGGATTTGTTTTTTATGAGAATAAAGATGGTTTTAATTTTAGAAGTATTGAAACTTTAGTATCTGCAACAAAAAGTCAGATTGCTTCTACAGAAAAAGAATCTATTGCAAAATATACATACCAACCTGGTGCGGTGGAATCTAACAATCCTAATAATAACTTTTCAATAATAAATTACAACTTTGAGAAAAATATTGATTTGATGAAATCGTTGCGAGTTGGTATGTATTCAAACATAACTTATGTTTATGACCTATATCAAAATAAAGTTGATGGTGTAGTTTATTCATTAAATTCTGAACTAAAATCTTCTCTGGGTGAAGATAAACCATATCCAAAAGACTTTGGTAATAGACCATCAAGAATAATATCGCGGAGTGCCGATGTTGGAATTCTTGATGCTTCTGGAAATACAGATGATTCGGGTAGAGATAGTGCTGACATGGCTAAATCATTTGCTCGTTATAATTTGCTGTTCACACAAGCACTAAATATCTTAGTACCGATGAATATTAATTTGCAAGTAGGTAACATACTTTATGCAGATTTTCAAAAAATAGATGCATCACAGTCTGGTGAAGTAGATCCATCTCAGAGTGGATATTACTTAATCAAAGAAGTAAGGCACCACTTTGAAGGAGGTCAAATGTTATCTTCTTTAAAACTTGTAAGAGATTCTTACGGATTATATGGAGCAAACAAATGAAAGACATCGAAACACACATCCAAAAAGACAAAGAGATTCTTCAAGATCCTACAATTTCTCCACAACAACGTAGACATATTGAAGGAGAATTGCATGATCTAGAAGCATACGCAGAGAACCATAAAGAAGAGATTGCAGCTGGAGATCATCATGATCCAACTCCATTGGAACTTTATTGCGATGCCAATCCAGAATCCCCAGAGTGTTTAGTTTACGACGATTGATAACTAATGATTGATGAATCCCTTTTAAAATCTAATTTTCTAGGCAGAGATGGATTCATCTGGTGGATCGGTCAGGTCGCCGATCCCTCCGTTTGGCGTAATGAAAAAACTCGCATTGATAATGGAACTGATGCATGGAGTTATAGATGTAAAGTAAGAATCATTGGATATCATAGTTTTGATAGAAATGAGTTATCCGACGATTCATTGCCTTGGGCTCATGTATTAACGAGTGCATCTGATGGTGCTCCTGGCCAAGGTGGTTTTGGTAAACTTCCTCTATTAGTTGGTGGGGAATCTGTTGTAGGATTTTTCTTAGATGGAGAAGAAGCACAACAACCTGTAGTAATGGGTTGTTTTCATAGAAGCCCAGTAGTAGAAAATGTAGAAAATCCAAATCCATTTGAACCCTTTACTGGAAGTAAAGCTGAACCCCTGAGAACTGGAGTACAACTAACAAGAAACAAAGCGCAACAGACTGGAGAGACAAAAGAAGTAGAAGAAAAAACAGGAAGTGGATCCCAATTTCAAATCTCCTCAAACCCAGAATTTGGCACAGATTCTCTTGGTAGTTTAGAATTAGATCCTGGATTTACACCTCTAGGTCCCAATTCATTTAATGCTGCTGGTTCTATTTTTTCATCTACACCATTACCAAAAGACACATTATTTTATGATGATGTTGCAGAACTTGCTTTCCTAAGTGAATTCAAGAAGGCAGGAAAAGTAGAGGGAGACAATGGATGCGGCAGTAATATAATCGCTCAGATAACAACTGCTCTACAAACATTCATACAAACAGTAAATGGACTTCAACGTACTGCACTTGGTTTTATAGATCCAGTCAGAAATAAGATAGTTGATGTACAACAAACTATCAGAACTGTTGCTAGACTAGTGGCTTCCATTATGAAATTTGTTATTAATGGAATGCGAGATAACATATTTAAATTGATAGGAAAATTATTTAAACTTCTTGGTATTACCATTCCATCTCCATTACAACTACCAATTTCTGAAGCAACTAAACAGATTATGAATATCATTTTCTGTCTGTTTGAAAAATTATTCGGACCTCTTGTTGACTTTGTTGATGGTATGTTACAGGGAGTTATAGGCAGAAGTCCTAACATCCCAGCATGTGCAGCAGAAGAAATGACAAGTTCGTTGGTAAACAAACTTGCTGACATGGTTGATGATGCTCTAGCAACTGTAATGTCGGGACTAGATTGGTTAGCCGAGGGAATTAGTAGTATCACTGGAGCTTTAAGTGGTGCATTAAATATTGTTTCTCAAATTCTAAGTTTCTTAAGTTGTGATTCATTATCTTGCAGAACTACAACTTCTTGGGATCCATTCAGTGGCTTAGTAGCTCAGTCATTAGATAATTGGAATAATATTTTAGGCAATATGGATATATTATCTGGACTTGGAAATCCAGATTTTGCCATTGGTTATTTGTCAATGTATGGATCCTCAAATACTCCATTTAAAGATTGCAGAAAGGCAATTATAAATCCACAAACTCAAAATGATTTAGCACCAATGCCTTTAGGTGTTAGATTTTATTCCTGCATACCACCAGAAGTTATAATATATGGTGATGGTATTGATGGAAGAGCAAAAGCAGTTGTGTCCGAAGTTGATGGTTCCATATTAACATTTTTAATCTGCGATCCTGGTAGAGGATATACTTTCCCACCAGAGGTCAGAATTGTTGATAATTCAAACTATGGTAAAGGTGCTCAAGCCAAAGCTACTATTGTTGACGGAAGAATAGATTCAATTTATATTTTGAATTCTGGAAGTGGTTATTGTCAAACTAATCTAACAGAAGAAACTGTTGGATCAACAAATGGAATTGGAACTGATACTGAAACAGGAAATACAACTGCAACAAATCCATGTTTGGATATTGGTGATAATACATTATCCACGAGTGTAGTTGGAATAGTGACTAATTTTGTAGTAGAAAGACCTGGAGTAGGATATACCTCTGGAGACACCATTCAAGTTGGTGATGATTGTTTCTATCAACCAGTTTTAACTGAAAATGGATCTATTATTAGTTTTGAATCAAATGGTGGGTGTGATCAAGAATTCAAAACTCCACCAATAGTCAGCATAAATACAAAGACAGGTGAAGGAGCTGTACTTTATCCAGTTCTACAATTTGTTCCACAATTCGTTGTAGATAATCCCGATTTAAGACCTCCACTGACTGGAATAGGTTCAACTGTTATTGTAAATGTTGTAGATTGTGTGTAAAAAATGGCAGATCAACCAAAAGAGTTTTATGACAAAAAACCTGGTTTTGTAGTAAAATCTGGTACGGTAGATGCTGCGGGAAAGGTAACCGATTATGCTGTCTTTACTGACAACGGTCAGGGAATGCAGTGGACTACTGATGGCGAACATAAGATGCAGTGCAGAAAAACATCTTATGAACTTTGCGGAATAGATGGTAAAGATGGGGAACCAGGAAAAGTAATAAGAGCAAAGAAAGGTGACATCGTTATCGAAGCACTTGATGGAGATATTATCATTAGAGGAAAGAACATAAGACTGGTCGGCCTAGATGGAGCTGGAGAAGTTACAGTAACCTGTGGAAAACAGTTTAATGTTAATGCTCCAATACAAAGTTTTAAAGGTGGAGTGTCAAATACAGTAATGTCAAATAGTTGTTCCATAGCTGCTCAGTCAGTTGAATCAACTGGAAATATACAAAATGCTGCTAATTCTGGAGTAGAACAAGCACAATCTTCGATTCTGAGTCAGATATTGGGTGTTGTTACTAAATTTACACAATTCTTTAGTTAATTATAGGAGTGAGATATGCCTGCACAACCAATAGCATATGTTGGAGATAAGTTTGTTCTTGGTCCACTAGATTATTCATTTTTACCAGCGGTTCCAGCTATTCCTGGTACAGGTGTTTTGAATGGACCGGTATGGATTGGTCTCGGTGGTGCGCCAGGTATTCCTCAAGCTAACTGCATGATAGGTCCTGGAGTTACTCAGCCAATATCATTACAAATTTTGGGGATTTGTAATCACTATGGAGTCTATAATAGATTTGCAATTTCTAATGTTACAGGTCTAACTACAAAAGTTGGTGCAACTCTTAGAGCTGCATTGAGTGGAACTACGGGAGTAAATATCAAATCTGCTTTGAATGCTGGATCAGCATTGAATGTATTCACAACTGTAAATGTGGATACAGTGTGTAGAGCGGCCACATTTGTTGGTGATATTACGGCTACTACTGGGATTAACGCACAAGCAGCAGCTGCTATTGCCAAGGCAGCTGCATCACCACCAAAAGGATTTGATATGCATCACCCAACCAAGAAAGGTTGGAGACTGACCCATATTTGTATTGAAGGTCCAGAAGCTGCAGTATATTATCGTGGAAAACTACAAGGATCTAATTACATTGAATTACCAGAATATTGGAGAGGATTAGTCGATTCGGAGACAATAACAGTACAATTAACTCCTATTGGAAATTATCAAGAGTTATACTATGAAATTTCTGATTGGGGAACAAAGATAAAGGTTCTAAATAACGCAGGTAGTGCAGTAAACTGTAGTTTTGTAGTATTTGGTGAAAGAAAAGACGTTGACAAAATAGTCGTAGAATATGAAGGAAAAATAGAAGATTATCCAGGAAGAGATCAAAGATCAATTGTAGGATATCATTATGATTATAGAAAAGGAGTGAATGGATAATGCCAACAGGAATAGGAACAACTGCTAGAGTATCTAAAGAAACAAGTGAACAACAGACTTATATTCAAAGTGCTTTAGGACTAAGCACATCAAATTCCCCAAAGAAATCTAATAGAATTAAGGATTCTTTGAGGGCAGATATTGAGTCAAAGTCAACACAAGCAGAGCAAGTTAATGATATTCTATTACTTCTGGACATTGATCTTGATCAATACGATGAATTGATAGTTAATATTGATGAAAAAATACCATCACCCATAACAGAAATAAACACAAAAATTACTGCGGTACAGGATGCTTATAGGAATAGGGTTTCTATAGGGTGCAAAAGTGACCTTGAGTGGGTATTCCAATCGAGTAAAACTGTTACCGGTTTTGGTAGTGATGGAAGTCCATTCACTCAAACATATTCCACATATAAGGTGGAGAAAGATTCTTCAGAATATAGAACAATAAACTATTATGGTGCAAAATATTTCAAAAGACCGAAAGATCGTGACTATGGATCTAGTGCAGTAAAAGAAATTCCCAGTGCCTCTGTAGGTATTGGTAGCACATATATGATAATCAATGATTCCACTGAAGATTCTAATGGATTTACTGTCTTATCTGGTATTCAAACTAACGATACAATAACTGACTCTATTGAACAACCAACAATTTTTGTTATTGGAGAATTGCCAGAAGTAGTTGGATTTGGGTCAACATCTTTATTGGGAGTAAGTACTACTTTTGGTGGAAGTATATCATTTGGATCAACAATACTTGCCTATACAGGAATAAACACAACAGCAGGTATAACAACTGGAGATACTATATGGAGGACAGGGATTACATCGAGTGATAGTGTTGTAGTTGGATTCGGTACAACGTCGATAGAAGTTGTTGGAGTCAATACTTTGGGCGTAACTACAACTTTTGAACTTGATACCACTTCTATAATTTTAAGTCAACCAGCTATTGCATCAACATCACAATCAATCTTCAACGTTGGAATTTTCACTTCATATCCAACAATATTCATTAGTACAACTTCTGAAGTAGGGACAGAAGATGATAATTTCTTTGTTATTAGGCAGACTGGAAGTGATGAAAATTTTGATCCTGCTACAAGTGGAGAAAATCCAGTAGAGGTGGGACTAATAAAAAATAGTTCTAAGACTGGATATGGTCACAAATTAAATTTAATTAACAATGGAAATCCAGACGTAACTAGAACTTATATCGAACAAGTTGACCCAGAACCATCTGTAGGCGCTGGATTTGCGTCTTACTATGAAGGGACGGAACAATGGCCTGGAATAAGAATTCCTATTTTGGGTGGACCTGGTGGAACTACTGTTATTGGATATAATTTCTCTTATGCTTCAGAAGGACAAACTCTAACGGTGTTAGCCGGAGTTGGTACAATTGCATCTTCAGGTATTGGATATTCTGGTGTAAGTGCTGCAAATCCAAGTGTTGCTACTTGTAATGCAGCCGATGCAGCAATCTCTACAGCAGAATCAGAATTGAATAGTATAAAAACTCAAAATTTACCGATAGTAAATGATTATATCTCAAAAACTTCTACACTGCGAAGAATAAGAGACACAAAACAAAGTCAAGCTTGGAATTATAGAAGAGGGAGAGGATCATTAAACAATGAAGTAAAACAGTTAAGATTGGATCTCAAGACTCTCCAAGGCATAGATTTTGATGATTTTGAATGAAGCCCTTGACACGGGAACTCGGTTAGTCTACTATGGATCCGTAAACAAAAAGTTTTCAAATGATCACTGACCGCGAAACCATCAAGTCTCTCTGGGAACTCCATGAAGACACCGCAGAGTATTTTTGTGATGAGAATTTTCCCATGAGCGGTGAACTCTACTGGACTATGGTAGAGTGTTTTGCAACTGCAAAACTTGCAGAAATTCGCGGGGAGATTGATTCTGATGATGTTTGATGAACCTCTACTAAATTCCCTTCAGGGTACAATGGCTACTATTGACCCATACTCAGTTAAACGCCAAGCCATTGGAGAATATCGTATGGATTTGATTGAAGAACGATTGTCCAAGATTGAACAACGATTCAACGATCTTATCTGGCAACTTAAAATCGAATTTTACGAGGGAAAATGACCTACGAAGCAGAAGTTCAATTCAAGTTTGATGCTACGTTCACTCCTAAATTTGGGACATCATCCTGGACTGATGATGATTACATTCCTGAAGAGCATTACCTGATCACTGCACCAGCAGCAGATCTCAATGCCAAACAGTATTTCAAGTTATTTGAGAAGTTCATGCTATGTGTAGGCATGGATCCCAAATCTATTCGCAGTGGTGCTATGTCGTTGGTATTCAATGAGTATGTGAATGAAGAAGAGCAGCGTAAGGTCTGTA